CTAGAGAAGAGGTTTTCGGTTACATTCAGGCAATGATTGTTTCACCAGATATTGACCCCGACGTTCTGCATAGATGTTCGTCGAAAAACTTTCAACAGATTCAAGACTATATTGACTCTAATGAAACGGCAACAACTTTTGGCAACATGCCAGAACGTCGGGGTCCTGGTGAAATAGTTACTTCAGAACTTATCTACTATTGGATGGTTGCTTTTACTATACCGTTTGAGTGTGAAAGATGGCATCTTAACAGGTTGTTTGCATTGATTAGAATCTGTAATAACAAGAATTCTAATGGTCCGAAGATGTCTCGAAGCGAGTTGGCTAAACGAAACGCCGATTTAAACGCTCAACGAAGAAAAGAATTAGGAACCAAGGGATAAGGAAAGGAAGACAATGGCAGTTCTTACTTGGGATGATCTTACAAATAGAACATATGAGACAGGACTGGACAGAGGAGTTCTTTACTTAGCTGGTGGTACAGGAATTCCTTGGAATGGTCTTACTTCAATTGTAGAGCATACTAACAAAGTAATTACTTCTGTATATTTTGATGGAAAAAAGATTAGTGATAAAGTTGCTGTTGGGGATTACTCAGCCACAATGCAGGCAATGACATATCCAGATGAGTTCATGATATCTGAAGGATATGGTGGACCAGATGCTGGGTTTAGACTTAGTGATCAACCATCACAAAGTTTCGGTCTTTCATATAGAACACGACTCGGTAATGCTGCAGTTGGTGATAATGCTGGTTATAAGATTCATATTCTTTATAACTTAACAGCAGTTCCAGATGATAAGACATATGTAACAGATTCAATTGATGCAAACGCAGTTATATTTGAATGGGTTCTATCAGCTGTCCCAGAAGAAGTTTCTGGATATGCTCCAACGGCACATGTAGTTGTAGACACATTACTGTTGGATTCAGATGTTGTAGCTTCAATTGAGAATCTTTTATATGGTACAGAAGAAACCGATGCAAGTTTACCTAGCATTGGAACTTTATTGGGCCTTATATAATGGGAAACATATATTTATATGACCCAGATAAAGGTTCAAGTAAAGCTATGGAATATCTTAGAAAGCTTAAAGATGTTTCACTATGGGATAGTCTTGATTCATATGGTCAAATGGGTGTTGATGCTTTAGTAGCAAACTCACCAATTGATACAGGAAAACTAGAACATTCCTGGGGCTATAGAATTAGTTATGATGCTCATGGTCCAAGAATTACTTGGTTTAATACCGATGTAAACAAGGGTGTTCATATAGCATTGATTCTTCAATATGGTCATGCTACTGGAACTGGTGGTTATGTTTATGGTAGAGACTATATTAATCAAGCTATGAAACCCGTTTTTGATCACATTCTAGATGATATAGGAAGGAAGGTGATTATATGACAACTATTGATGATCGAATTGTATCAATGAAATTTGATAACTCTGAGTTTGGTGCCAAAATCTCAGAGACAATTGACCAACTTGATAGGTTATCAGAAAAGATTTCAACTGTTGGAGATGGAAAAGATTTTTCTTCTTTAACTGATATGTCAAATAGAGTCGACCTTTCACACATGTCATCTGGCCTTGATTCTATTGGTGGAAAAATCAAGGGTGTAACTGATGAGTCAAACGGCGTAGACCTATCACATATGTCTTCTGCTGTTGATAATATTAGCAGCAAGTTCTCCACTATGGGAGCTATTGGTTTCTCTGCGATTCAAGGGATCACAAATCAGGCTCTTGGGTTTGTTGCAAACTTTGCAAAAACAGACATTCTTGACCCAATCTTTAGTGGTGGAAAACAACGATCTCAAACCATTGCTCAAGCGCAGTTCCAACTTCAAGGCCTTGGTGATAATGTCACTTCAATTATGGCCTCGGCTAAGACTGCTGTGCAAGGAACGGCCTATGGTCTTGATGATGCTGCAAAAGCTGCTGCAACATTAGGTGGTGCTGGAGTTCAATCTGGTCAGCAGATGACCACATCTCTGCAAGCAATTGCGGGCATTGCTTCTATTACTGGTAATAGTTATGGTGATATGGCAGCCATCATGACTAAGGCTGCTGCTGAAGGAACGATTAATAATAAGACACTGCAGGAGTTTGCTGTAAGAGGGCTTAATGCTACTGCAGCTTATGCAAAAGCAACAGGCCAAACTCAAGAAGCTGTTCATGAGATGGCAAAAAATGGAACTCTTGACTATCAGCAATTTGCTCAGGTCATGGACGAGACGTTTGGTGCTCATGCTACTCAGTCAAGCGAGACCTATTCTGGTGCATTAGAGAATATGCACGCTGCTCTTTCTAGACTAGGTGAAACTTTCTACAATCCAGATTTAGAGCAACAAAGAGATCTGTTCAACGCAATGACACCAGTTATTGATAATGTCAATACGGCTCTTCAACCATTGATTCAAACCTTTGCTAGCATGAAGGGTTTTGGGGTTTCTAGTCTAATTGATGATCTTAAGAAGTTAACTTTAATCCCAACGACCTTTGCTATTGTCAATTTCTCTAATGTAATCAAAAACGTCTTTGCTTTCTTTGTTGAAGTATCAACTGTAGTTAAAGAAGCATTCCAGAACATCTTCCCAGCAGAGTCAATGCCACTCATCTATAGACTATCTGAAACTTTCCTAGAGTTGTCAGATCATCTCAAAATGGGAGCAGAATCAGCAGGTAAGGTACGTGACATCTTCCAAGGTCTCTTCTCTATTGTTGCAATTGGATGGGGAGTGATCAAGGGACTTCTCTTGGTGATTAGTGACATTGCTTCTTCACTTAAGCCGGCTGGTGGTGGTCTTCTAGATGCTGGTGCAGGTCTTGGATCTCTTCTAACAAAGGCAGAAGATTTCCTTATTGTCGGCGGAAAGCTTAATGATTTCTTTGTTGCAGTTGCTGGCTATATCACAAACGCAATTAAGTATCTAGACGCATTAGAAGATAAGATTATACATTTCTTTAGATCTGATCCTGGAACAGACATTCTTTCTGCTGGTCTTGATAGAGTACATAACCGATTCAATCAACTTAATGATGATGTTGATAAGGTTAGTGGTGGTTGGTCAAAGATGATGGACATTCTTACACCAATTTTACATGCATTAGATGTAGCATGGAATGCAATCGCAAACTGGTTTAAGACTCTTGGTTCTAGGATTGCTGCTGTTATGAGTCCAAGCGACTTTAATGGCGCAGTTGATATCGTAAATGTTGGTTTCCTTGGTGGAATCACAGTAATGCTCAAGAAGTTTCTCAATGGTGGAGCACTTGATACTTTATTCAAGGGAGAAACTCTTGAAAAAGTTAAGGACATGTTCTCTCAAGTAACAAACACCCTTAAGTCTATGCAGGCAGAAGTTAAAGCTGAAACAATCATGAAGATTGCTGAAGCGCTTGGTATCATGGCTTTGTCTATCATTGCTTTATCATTTATCAATTCTGCAGATCTTACTAAATCTCTTGGTGCAACTGCCGTTGGTCTTGCTCAGTTGAGTGGTGTAATGATCGGTATGAATCAAGCCATTGGTAGTATTGGTGGAGCAAGCAAAATTGCATTAATTGCTGCCGCTATGATTGAGATGTCTGTTGCTCTTGTTATATTTGCGGGTGCAGTAGCAATCATGGGAAGTCTATCAACAGATACCGTGGAAAGGGGACTTATTGGCATTGGTGTTGGGTTGGGTCTTTTGGCCGGCGCAATGAAGTTGATGCCAGATTCAGTAAAGATGTTTGCCGTTGGTCTTGGTGTTGCTAGTATTGCTTTTGGTCTTGTTATTCTAAGCGATGCAGTCAAGGCTTTCGGTAATATGAGTTGGACCGAAATGGCCAAGGGAATGCTTGGTGTTGCTGTTGGACTTGGAGCCATTGTTGGAGCCATGAGACTAATGCCTAAGGATGGTGTTGGTACAGGAGTTGCTTTCATCACGATTGGTATTGGTCTTGATATTCTAAGTAAGTCTGTTAAGTCTTTAGGTGGACTTAATATGGGAACGTTGGCTAAGGGTTTACTTGGTGTTGTTATTCTGTTAGCTGCTGTAGCTGCTGCAATGAATTTCATGCCAGCCGATATTCCAATTACTGCTGCTGGTATTCTTATTCTTAGTGTTGCTCTTGGTGTAATGGCAGAAGTTGTCAAGAAACTCGGTTCTCTCAGTCTGGAGACACTCGCTAAGGGACTTGGCTCACTTGCAGTTGTTCTTGGCATTCTTGTTCTTGCTGTGAATCTTATGGATGGCTCTATTGTTGGAGCAACAGCAATGGTTATCGTTGCAGGAGCGTTGGTTATATTAGCAGAAGTATTAAAGCAGCTTGGGCAACTAAGTATTGTGGAAATTGCCGTTGGTTTGGCAGCTATCGCAGGAACATTCCTTATTATTGGTCTCGCAGCATATCTCCTCGAACCTGTTGTGCCTGCCATGCTTGGTTTGGGCATTACTCTTGGCCTAGTTGGTGCTGGATTTGCCTTGTTTGGTGCGTCAGCATTCTTGTTGGCAACAGCTTTGTCTATATTTGCAAGTGTTGCTGTAGCAGCTGCAATTGCTTTTGTTGAAGGTCTAAATATCATTGGGAAAGCCGTTCCACAATTAGCAGCAACCCTGGCTTTATTTGTTGTTCGTTTCCTAGAAGATTTCTTACAAGGAATGCCTACACTACTCAAGTTGTTGGGCGTTGTTCTTGATCAAATTCTTGATACCATTATTAAGGTCGTTCCAAAACTTGCACAAGCAATTGGAACGATTCTTACAGCAACTTTCAAACTTATAAGACAACAGGGTCCTGCTATCATTGATACTGGTTTGTTTATTCTTTTGCAACTACTGCAAGGTATTGACAACAACACCACCAAGATCACTGATAAGGGCATCGATATCATTGTTCAACTGTGTGATGCTCTTGCTGATAATCAGAAGAAACTCGTCGATGCTGCAACGAATTTGATTTTGGCTTTTCTTAATGAGATTGCTAAGCATATTCAACAGATTGAATCAGCAGGATTTAATATCCTTGTTCAATTCCTTCTTGGTATCGCAAACAATATAACAAAGGTTGGTGATGCTGCTACAAGCATTCTAACTTCATTCATTAATGCAGTTGGTAATGGAACGACCAAGGTAATTCAAGCTGGTGCTACCATGCTTATCAACTTCTTAAATGGTTTGTCTTCTGATGTGACACAGATTGGAACTGCTGTAACTAATCTTATTACAAATATAACAACTGCTATTGGAAACGATGTACCAAAAGTTGTTACTGCAGGAATTCAAATGATTATTTCTTTAATGAATGGGATTGCCACAGCCATTACTACAAACGCCAAGGCTCTTGGTACGGCTATGGGAAATCTTGCTAATGCTTTGGTTGATGGTTTCTGGACAGCACTTTCGACAGCATTAAGAGTCATTGTTGATAAACATCTGAATGGAATTACTAAGGTCATAATTGACCCAATTCTAGATGGTCTTGGGATCAAGTCTCCATCTAAGGTTTTCCATTGGATTGGTGAAATGATGATGGCTGGTTGGACAAATGGTATCGTTGAAAACTTCAAGGGTCCTACTGGGGCTATGGATAGCGCTGGTTCAGCTATGTCAAAGTCTATCACTAAGACGGTAGACACTTTGTCTAAAGCTGTTAATCAGAATATGAATCTATCTCCTGTTATTACTCCGGTTGTCGATCTTACAAAGGTTCAGACAGCATCTAACTCTCTTGATACATATTTTGGTGGTCCTGTTCTTACTCCATCTGCATCTTTGCAGCAGGCGAGTCTTCTTTCCAGTTCGGCGAATACGAAGCCTTCGGCACAAGGACCAGACACAGCATCTAAGGGTGATGTTAACTTCACTCAAACCATTAATGCACCGACCGCTCTATCTACAAACGATATTTATCGTGCCACTAAAAGTCAGATCGTTCTATCTAAGGAGAAGCTTGGTATATCATGAAAATTGATAGTATTGATATTAAGCCAGAAGGATCTGATGCAATTACTCTAACTTTTCGTGACCCAACAAGATCTAATCCATTTAATATTATTGGGGTCACGGGGTTAGATGCAGAAGGAATTTCTCCTCAGTATTATACAGGATCTATTCTTAATACACGGTTCTATAATCTGTCAATGGCAGATCGTGAGATTGTTGCACAGATTGGATTAAATCCAAACTTCACTGAAAATCAGACATATTCTGATCTTAGGGATATTCTATATAAAGCTATTGCTTCTGATCGTACAGGATATTGTACACTTTGGTTTAAGAATGGATCAACCACTGTTGCCACAATTGCTTGTTATATTTCTAAGTTTGATACATCACAATTTTCGCAAAGCCAAGAAGTCACAATTACTTTCTATTGTGAAAACGCCATGTTTATTGGTGATACTTCAGTCGATGTTCCAGATTTTATTAGTGACCCAACATATAATACTGTTATTGATACCATTACTGGTTCTGATTTATATGATCCATTTGCTGTTGCTATGCTTCCATCAGGAGGAGACGTTTACGTTGGCGGTACCTCTGGTTTAACACCTTTGTGTGAAGTAGATACATCAAGTAATCTTATTCTTGGTGCAATATCAACTCATGCTTGTTCATTGGTTGTCACACCAGATGGAAACTGGTTATATATTGGTAGCGATGATGGTAATGTTTATGTGTTGAATACTACAACTCATACTATAGTAGAAACTATTCCCATGGGTGGAACAACCCTTTATGGCATTGCATCTACTCCAGATAGTGCAAATATTTATGTAACTAATCAACTATTAAATATAGTTCAAGTTATTCAAGTATCATCTAATACAATTGTTGCAACTATTACAGACTCTAGTTTTAATAACCCATATAATATTGCAATTAATCCCGCTGGGACACGAGTATATGTAACAAACCAGGAGAGCGACCCGTACTCTGCAGTGTCTGTTATTGATACTTCCTCTAATACAGTCATTGCTGCCCCAACAAATGCTCCATATATAACATATTATGCTTTAACTGTTTCTGGAGATGGAAGCGTTGTTTATATCTGTTATGAAGATGGTATTGATCAACTTAACACTTCAACGAACACTATTACTGGATTTTCTTCTGTTAGTGGTAGTGGAATTTATGGAATTATTCAGACACCAGATCTTCTTCATCTATATGTAACAGATTTTACAACTGATACCGTAAGTGTTATTAAATGCTCTGACGGATCATTGGTTGCAACGATTCCAGTAGGAGTTAATCCAGCGGGTCTTGCTATTACTCCAGATGGTAATTATATTTATGTTGCTAACAGTACTGGACCCAGCATCAGTGTGATTAAAGCAATGCATCCACCAACAAGCGTTGATCTATCTGATCTAACTGTGACAGACGATGTTTCAACAGCACCACATGGTCTGCAGTTCGAACTTGCTATTACTGCAGATATTAGTTCTCTTATTATCTCTGATAATCTCAGTGATCCTTCTTGGACTTTTGAACTAGACTTCGATTTTCTGACAGGAGATACTCTGCATTTCTCCAACATTCAGGATGATATATATCTGTTCTATGTGCGCGAGGGTGTACAGTATCAGTTAGCAGACAAGATTGCTACTGGTTCAACTATGCCTATCATATTCCCAGGAGTTAACTCCTTTCAGTTTTCAAACTCTACAGATATATCTATGACCACCTTTCTATATTATCCAACATTCTGGGGAGTATAAGATGGATATATTTGTGTTTACGAATCCAACAGCTGAAACTCTTATGGAACAGGGCGAATATATCGATAAAATTACAAGCAAGACTTGGATTGAAAGATTTCGTGATGCAGGAGAGTTTACTTTAGTTGCTCCAGTGAGTAGCGGGATCAAGGAAAAACTTCCACTTGGCTCTTTTATTTCACATACTGATTCCACTGAGATAATGATTGTTGAGAATCATGAGATAAATGAAGATTCAACAAGTTCTACAGAACCAGACATAACAGTAACTGGTAGAAGTCTTGAAACATTTCTAGAAAACAGGATTGTTGGGGCAAACATATTTCTTCCATTCTCTGGAACAGTTGGGGATAAGACTTTTGATGCCGATTGGACCTGGAATCAAGCTGTTGCTTTAATCAGTGATGGTATTCTTTCCTCTAGTCTTGTAGATAGTAATTTTGTTGTTCCATATATCGAAGTTATCTCATATACTCCTGGGATCAGTGGTGGAACAAATGCTGCTAGATCTTTTCCAATTGGGACGACGTATGCAGCCCTTACAAACCTCTTAGCAATCGATAATCTTGGAATCAGAACAGTACGACCCGTGAGTGGTTCGGATGGTAATACTAAACTTGTCGTTCATAATGGAATTGACAAAACATCTGATATTGTATTCTCTTTTAATTCTGGACAGGTTCTAACAGCAGATTATCTATGGAGTAATAAAACATTCAAGAATTCTGCTTTAGTATATGGAAAATGGGTAATTGTTTCTGTTAATCCTTCTGCTGTAGGATATGATAGGAAGATGATGCTTGTAGATGCATCAGATCTTGATAATGCTCTTACCGAGGTTCCAACTGGTGATGCGTTGAGTTATCTCGAAGTTGCAATGACTTTAAGAGGCACTGAAGCATTGAACTCTCAGACAAACGTTGAGATATCTAAGGTTGAAATATCAAAAGACGGAACAAGATATCGAAATATGGATGGCACCTTCTTTGAATATAGGAAGGATTTCAATCTTGGCGATTTTGTTACTGTGCAAGGAGATTACCATACAACAGCTACGATGCAAGTAACAGAATATGTTGAAATTGAAGATAACACGGGTGAAAGCGGATATCCTACACTAATTATTACTTAGGAGATATAATGAAGAAAAATGTTGTGTTGATGTCTATACTTGCTATTTCCTTTCTATATTTGCTTTCTGGGTTGGCAGATGGTAAGTTGGTCATATGCGTGCTTATATTCTGTGCATTTATATTTAGTGTGCACCTTTTCTTTAGTTCTATGCATTATGATGGAAGAATGTTTATTGGTAAGACGGTCGAAGGTAAGAAACTATTTTCTCTGGAGCTTAAAGGAGACCCAGAGGAGCTAGAGTCTAAGGACGTAATCATATTTAAGGTTACCTCTAACCAAGACTGATATCGCAAGATATACACTTACTAATATGAGAACTACAGAAAGGAATGTAAATGCCAAGATTCTTCGGAAAGAAGGAGACTGATGCACTTGATGATCAGATCGAAGCCGTTCTGGTCGAGATGCGCTTGGTCGGAGTAACTTCTGACAAGTACCCACTTCTGGTGACACATCTGGAACAACTGAACAAGGTCAAGGCCCAAGAGGCCAAGCCCAAGATCAGTCGTGACACGATGGTCATCGTCGCAGGGAACTTGTTAGGGATACTTCTGATCGTTGCATACGAGCAGAAGCACGTACTGACATCCAAGTCGCTGAGTCAACTCATCAAACCGAGATGACCCGACATTAGTACCAATCTGTACTGAAAATGTAGAAACCGTGTAAGATTCAAACGAATTTTGCACGGTTTCTACATTTTCTTATTATTTTCTACATGCTTTTATTTTTTTATCCAAAAAAAAGCCCGGGGGAGTATTTTTGAAAAACATTTCCATAAAAAAGCCCGCTGGAGAATTTTCTACTAACTTTCTGAAAAAACACCCCTCTATATTTGCTTCTAATCGATTTTTTTATTGTCAATGGGGAATAGTGCCAGAAATATGTTAGAAGTCGTTAGAATCAAAATTAGAGGTCTCTGAAACAAAATGGCGGAATTTTTATATTTTTTGGGTTATAATTCGCAAGATTTACACTCCTTATAATAGGAAACTACCAAACAAAGGAGAAACACCATGGACAAGTTCAAGAACGTCGCCAAGTCGACCGGAAGGTTCATCGTGCGCCACAAGGCTCCCGTCGCGTTCATCGCTGGGGTCGCATTGACCCTGGCCGTGACGCGCAACGAGCTGAACGGTGCCAAGAACTTCCTGGCCGACAAGGGACTCACGAACGAGTACCTCGGTATCGCCGAGTGAAGTAGCTTCAAAAGACTAAGTCTAACACAGACTTAGTTTTTATCTCGCAAGTTTTACACCTATTATAATGAGAAGAGAATAGGCTGATACCTATCTAAGAAAAGATTGCCCACAAGCCGAAAGGTGGATGAGTAGAGCGTCCTCTTCTTTATTTTTCCCTAACCGAAAGGAATAATTATGTTTAAGGATAAAGAACTACGAGTTAGGTTGAGCAAAAAAGATGAGGGCGGTGATGAAGAAGTAGATGAAACCGCTATATTTTCTGAAAAGACTGAGTTGGTTGACAAGGTTGTAAAGGATACTGTGCAAAATATCTTTCTGGGTATATTTGCATATGTGGTTCTTGATACAGCCAGACAAATTCTAGTAGCAAGAAGTCGACGATAGATAAAGTCGCAGGATCTACATGCATTATAATGAGAAGAAGACGAGACACTAATGTGTAGGTGAAAGACCTACCCGTCTGGTGCGAGAGCTATATCGCAAAATCACAGTTTTAGTTGGGCTGTGAACCCAAGCTTCTCATTTTTTATATCCTACTGAAAGGAATATTTATGTTTAAGAAGCATATCGAGAATAATCAAGAGTTCTACAACGGAGTTGTTGTTGGACTCTTTGTTAGTTTTGGTTTGGCGGTTACTGTCTTTTCTAGACAGAGTGTTATTGTTCGGGAGGACGATCTTAGACGTCTTATTTTGAGAGGATAGGCATGAGAAGATATGTGTATGTGGAGAATTCTCGGCCGGTTGTTTTTCGTTATAGTCGTAACTATGGTTTTTTTAGTTTCCTTTTTGATCTTTTCATGATTTTTATCACCTGTGGTCTATGGTTGATATGGGTCATTATCCGTGAATGGAGGCGTCCTTGAATATCCAGGGATTGTTTGTGAATACAACACGATTAGTAAAAGAGCATTCACCAGAACTTCTTACTGCCGCAGGAGTAACTGGTGTGGTGACAACATCATATTTGGTTGGCAAAGCTTCTTTTGAAGCAGCAGAAGCACTTTCTTCACAAGATGGATATTGGTCAAATAAGGAAAAGATCAAGTTTGTTTGGAAGAAGTATATTCCTGCTACTCTTTCTGGTTTAACCACCGTTGGTTGCATTATAGTTGCGTCAAAAGTTAAAGGACGTCGAACTGCCGCAGCAGTTGCTGCATATTCAATCACAGAAAAGGCTTTTACTGAATATAAGGAGAAGGTTGTAGAGGAGTTTGGTAAGAACAAAGCCCAGAAAGTGCAAGACCAGATTGCACAAGATAGAGTAACAAGTAATCCGTCTGGATCAAAAGAAGTTATCATTACTGGATCTGGACAGGTTATGTGTTGTGAACTCTATACACATCGATATTTTCGAAGTGATATGGAGACTCTCAGAAAAGCTCAAAATGATATTAACGCACGTCTTCTAAGAGAGATGTATGTTAATCTGGATGAGTTATATGAGCTTCTTGGATTACCAAGTACATCTCATTCTGGAGACGTTGGTTGGATATCAGATAAACAATTAGATCTTGAGTTGTCTACTGTTATATCTGAAGCGGGTGAACCGTGTTTAGCTTTTACCTATAATTATATAAAACCACTTCACTAAGGAGAATATTAAGATGAGTGATCCCGATCCGCTTATGACCAAGTGTACTGATGAAGATTGCAAGCATTCTTACAAGGCACATCAGCATGTGAAGAAGGGAGTTGTTTCTGAAAGCGAGTGCAATTACGTGAGTTGTAGGTGTAGGCGTTTCAAGGTCTAACCTATATTCGCAGAATATACACTCCTTATAATAGGAGAAACAACCAAAGGAGACTAACATGGCTATCGTCAAAGCAACTGGTGAAATTGCGAAGTCGGTCCTCTCCAAGAAGATTACGAAGGTGGTCCTGGCAGCAATTGCCGGGTTCGCCGCAAGCAATCTGACGGAGAAGGCCCTCGACGCAGTGACGAAGGTCGCTGACGTAGTGCAGTAAGCCCTCATGGGTGTTGTAAACCAAAAAGTCTAAGACCAATAACACGGTTTTAGATTTTTCAAACTTCTTTAGAAAAGGACATAAATGCTTAAGCGAACCATTAGATATGAAGATTTCAATGGAAATCAGACCGAAGACATCTTTTATTTCAATCTCTCAAAGCCAGAGTTGATTGAGCTTGAGGTTGAATATGAGCAAGGTTTTGGTGACATGCTCCAGAGCATTATCAAGGCCAAGGACAATAAGGAAATTGTCAAGCAGTTCAAGGCAATCATTCTTCTTGCATATGGTGAGAAGTCTGAGGATGGAAAGCGATTCATTAAGTCAGATCAGCTTCGTGAAGAGTTTTCTCAGACGGCTGCGTTCCAGGAGCTGTTTATGGAAATGGCTTCAGATGCCGATGCTGCTGTGGTTTTCCTTCAGGCAATTCTTCCCAAGGATATGGGGGAAGGCATTGAGAAGGCTGTCGATAACGAAAAGAAGAAGGCTCTTGAAGCTGATACTGCTTCAACTGACGAGAAGACCGATACTCAGGTAACTAGCTAAAGGATATTTACATGGTTATGGATTATGCTAGTAATTCTAATAAGGCTAAGGAATCTACACCAAAGATGCCAAAGGTTGTGGAGAAGGTTGTAACAAGCGAGGTTGTTGTTCAAAAGAAGTCCCTTGGCAAGAAGTTCAAGGACCTTCTGGTTGAGGCAGATTTCAAAAGTGTTACACACTATGTTGTATATGAGGTGTTGATTCCAGCAGCTCGTAACACGATCGTAGATGCTTCTACCAAGGGCATCGAACGAATGATGTATGGTGAAACGGCGATTCGCAGGCGAAACTTTGGTGTTGGCCCACGAATTACATATCAGTCGCCAGTAAGTCGTATGCAAGCCCAGGATGCACGACCACTTCGTCAGCCGGCCTTAGTCCCAGGAGAATCACGTTCTCCTCGTCATAATCTTACCGATTTTGTTCTATCAAGTAAAGAAGATGCAGATCATGTTCTTGAACGTATGAACGATATTATCGATAATTATGAGGTTGTATCTGTTGCAGATCTAAATGAGTTGGTTGGATTCCCAACAAGTCATGTGGATAATAAGTGGGGATGGACATATCTTGGAGATGTACAGATTCGTCAGATCCGTGAAGGATATTTGATTGATCTCCCGTCGGCAGAACCTATTCAATAAGGACGTAAATATGAATATCAATGGATTAACAAGAAGTTTAGCACGAGGTGTTTTGCAGACTAAGAAGAATTCTCCTCATATTTTCTTCGGTCTTGGTCTGGCGGGAGTTGTTGGAGGAGCTGTTCTTGCTTGTAAGTCAACACTCAAACTTGAGGAAACGGTTGATGATATCAAGCAGGAGTTGAGCGATGTTAAGGAACTCGCAGAAAAGTCTGTTAAAGCCAAGGAAGGATATTCTGAGCAAGACCATCTTGCTGATCTTGGGCACGTTTATATTAAGAGTGCTGTTAAGGTTGGTAAGCTATATGGGCCAGCTATTATTGTCGGTGGTCTTGGCGTTGCTTTTCTTACTGGATCTCATGTTCAGTTGACAAAGAGGAATACCGCTCTTACGGTTACTCTTGCTGCGGTCTCAAAGGCATATGAGTCATATCGTAGCCGAATTCAAGAAGAGATCGGGACTGAACGAGAGCTTGAAGTATATCACAATGTTCAAGAGGTAGAGACTGAGGTTGACGGAAAGAAGCAAACCGTCAAGGCAGCACATCTTGGAGATCATTCGCCATATGCTCGGTTCTTTGATGAGTTCAGCACAGCTTGGGTTCGAGATGCTGAGATGAATCGGTGTTTTCTTCAAGCTCAGCAGAACTATGCAAATCATATTCTAAATTCGAGAGGCCATGTTTTCTTGAATGATGTGTATGATGGTCTTGGTCTTGAGAGAACCTCGGCAGGATCTGTTGTTGGTTGGCTTCGAGATGGTGATGGTGATGGGCATATTGATTTTGGTATGTATGAAATCGCCAATGCTAGATTCATCAATGGGCTTGAGAAGAGCATTCTTCTTGATTTCAATGTTGATGGTGTTATTTACGATAAAATCGATCATATTTAGGAGGAATAATGAACGAACGACTTTCTAACATTATCAAGAACCAAGCAACTATCCCAACTGTTGTTGGGGTTCTTGCTTTCGGAGTTGGTGCTGTTGGTGGTTATATTCTTGGACGTCGAAATAAATATGAGCATTCTTCTAAGGTATCAGATTCTGAGCAACTAACTTTTGATGAGGCTGTTCTTCGGTTGGAGAACAAATATGATAAGCCGCATCCTGCTATTGAAGATGTTGTAACTGCACATGAGGAAGAGCAGACAAGTCTTGTTTCTGTCATTGATGTTACACAACTTAGTTCTGATGAGGAGGCTGATACTGAATGGCCGATTCATAAGGCAGATGAAGTTGTTGTAGAAAGAAATGTTGGAGAACGACTTCCTACTATGGCTCCAGATCCCGAGGTTGATAGACGATCTATATTTGCGGCTAATGATGATGATTGGGATTATGCTGTTGAAATGCAGCATAGAACTGAAAACGCCCCATATGTACTTCACAGAGATGAGTTCTATAGTGATGAAGAGGAATTTGACCAGAATACACTGACATATTATGCTGGTGATGATATTCTTGTTGATGATGCTGATGCTCCTATTTATAACTATCATACAATTCTTGGTGACTTGAAGTTTGGGCATGGATCTGGAGACCCAAATGTAGTCTATATTCGTAACCACGAGCGGAAAGCTGAATATGAGGTTCTACATGATCCTGGGTTCTATACAGTAGAAGTTCTTGGTTTGGCTGCTGAGGAAGCTGCCACTAAGAAAGAACTTAGGCATGCTCATCTGCCTAGGCGATTTAGGCAAGAAGATTGATCATGGCAGAGCCGCTTGAAAATCTATATTTCAATTGGCTTTGCGCAAAGGTAATAGAGATTGGTCCTAACCCAAACTATTATGATCTCTTTATTCTTCTACATAAAACAGAATTTACTTGGATTGTTCCTGCAGACAGACACAGGTCTGAAGAAGGTAAAGAACTAAGGATTAGTTTCTTTATGGAAACAGATTTGGATAGAGATTCTATATTTGAACAACAACCATGCTCTATGTTTGAGTTTTTGATTGCATTTTCAAAGAGAGCTTCTTTCCAAACTGATATTCCACTTCAAACCTGGTTCTGGGAATTCATGAATAATCTGAGACTAGATGAATATCGAAGAATGTCTTCTCTTCAAGAAGTATGGGAAGTTGAGGATATTCTTCGTACCTTTATGTGGAGACAATATGCTCCTGATGGTACTGGAGGAATGTTTCCAATGCTTAGCATGCAACATGACCAAAGAGATATCGAAATATGGTATCAGTTTTCTGATTACCTGGAAGATCGTGGACTATTCTAGAAAGGGAGGCCGTGGACTTTTACAAAATCATCATAAACGAAAAGAAAGACGGCACTCTACAGATACGTCCAGATTGGAAAGTTGGGCGATCAGAAGATCTTATGACTCGTGGTGGATCATTCTATGCTATTTGGGATAAGACTAAGGGTCTATGGTCAACAGATATTTATGATGTGCAACGCTTGGTAGATGAAGATCTTCAAGCATATATGCAGGATCAAGAAGCAAAGACAGGACTTGTATATTCTGTTTCTAGGATGGAATCAAACAGCTCAAAGCTTTGGGATGAGTTCCAACGGTTTATTCGTAATAGTGGTAACAATAGTCATAACCTTGATGAGCATCTCGTATTCGAGAACACAAAGGTTATTCGAGAAGACTATGCTAGTAAGAGGCTTCCATATTCTCTGAAAAAAGGAAAGCACGATGCCTGGGACACTATTGTTGGAACTCTATATAATGAAGAAGAACGAGCAAAAATTGAATGGGCTATCGGAGCAGTTGTCTCTGGTGATTCAAAGTTCATCCAGAAGTTTCTTGTATTCTACGGACCACCAGCAAGTGGTAAGTCAACCATTCTGAATATCATTCAGAAACTCTTTCAAGGATATGTTGCTGTATTTGATGCTAGAGAACTTGCTGGAAATAACAATGCCTTTGCGACGTCTGCATTTAAATCAAATCCTCTTGTGGCTATACAACACGATGGGGATCTTTCTCGTATCTATGACAACACAAAGTTGAATTCAATTGTGGCACATGAGACCTTAACGGTGAATGAGAAATATAAAACACCGTTTGAGTCCAAGTCTAATGCATTCTTATTTATGGGAACAAACGTTCCTGTTAAGATCACAGATGCAAAGTCTGGCATTATTAGACGTCTTATTGATGTTGTTCCAACTCAGAAATCTATTGAACATGATGCTTATCATATTCTGATGGATCAAACAACCTTCGAGTTGGGTGCAATTGCACAACATTGTCTTGATAGATATAAAGGAATGGGTAGGAATTACTATAGTAATTATCGACCTACAGAAATGATGTTGCAGACAGACGTGTTCTATAATTATGTAGAGGCATGCTTCGATATTTTCAAAGCAGAAGAAGGTATCACACTTAAGCGTGCATGGACTCTATATAAGGAATATTGTGCAGACACTGGGATTGATAAATTGCTTCCACAATATAAGTTCCGAGAAGAACTGAAGAACTATTTCTATTTCTTCGAGGATCGTGTACGAGTGGATGGTGCACAAGTTCGCAATTACTATACTGGTTTCAAGCATCTGGAGAAGGCTGGTCCATCTACAGAAATGCCAATCAAACCAGAAGGTATCTATGAACTTATGTTGAGGGAAGGATCATCGAACTTTGATGCTCTATATCCTGGTATGCCAGCACAATATGCAACAGCAGATGGTCATCCTAAAAAGAAGTGGATTGATGTAACCACAACTTTGTCAGATCTTGATACTCATAAGTTGCATTACGTAAAGGTTCCAGAAAGCCATATTGTAATCGACTTTGATTTGGTTGATGAGGATGGTAATAAGGATCTTGCTTTAAATATAGAAGCTGCTTCTAAGTGGCCGGCTACTTATAGTGAAGTTAGTAAAAGTGGTCATGGTCTTCATCTACATTACACATATGTTGGTGATGTAAAAGAATTGGCTTCTATATATGAGGTTGGTATTGAAATCAAAACTCTTCTTGGTGACAGTTCCCTTCGAAGAATGTTGACTCTTTGTAATGATATGAATATAACGCCTCTCGATGGGGGATTGCCAAAAAAGGAGAAGACTGTGCTTTCTAATAGAAGTATTCAAAGTGAGAAGGGTCTAAGAGAGTTGGTTGCCAGGAATCTTCGTAAGGAGATCCATCCTGGAACGAA